GTTCACTAAAGATGTTCGCAAGATTAAGAACACTTTAGATTATGCTATGGAGACATACGATAAGGATCTTACACTACCAGAACTAGAGGGGTTGTTCTTTACGCACAACTCTACCATGACCACAGCTAACAAGGATGTATACAAACAGATCTTCCGCAACATCAGCAAGCAGGATGCTATGTCTGAGGGTATAGCTGAAGAAGTGTTAGGCAAGTTGTTCCAGCAGGTAGTAGGCGAAGAGATAGCTAACTTAGGGTTTGACTATGTGAACGGTACTGAGACTAGCCTGGAGCCTATGCGTAAGCTACTGTCTGACTATCAGGATGACTTCATGCCTAACCTCAAGATCGACTGGGGTGACATATCTATTGATAACTTACTGCAAGCTAATGACATCCAGTCTAAGTGGAAGTTCAACATCCCTTCACTGACACGTAAGGTAGAGGGCATCAGTGGTGGTCACTTAGTTATCGTAGGTGCTAGACCTAACACAGGTAAGACATCCTTTCATGCCTCACTAATTGGTGGGCCAGATGGTTTCGCTACTCAGGGTGCTAAGTGTATTGTACTGTGTAACGAGGAAGCATACGAGCGTGTAGGAGCACGTTACCTCAGTGCAGCCACGTCAATGTCAATGGAAGAAGTCAAGGGTAACTACGCCCTCGCTGCGTCACGCTATGAGCCTGTGCGTGAGAACATTAAACTGTATGACTCGACAGGTAAAGACATGACGTGGGTTGAGGCTATCATCAAGGCATACCAGCCTGACATCGTAGTGCTTGACATGGGTGATAAGTTCTCCAGCAAGACAAGCGATAAGTCTGACGTGTACTTGAAGGAAGCAGCCATCCATGCACGTAACATAGCTAAGCAGTATGGCTGTGCTATCATATGGATGTCACAGTTGAGTGCAGTAGCGGAAGGTAAGGTGTACGTAGATCAATCAATGATGGAAGGTAGTAAGACAGGTAAGGCAGCAGAGGCAGACCTGATGGTACTGATCTCTAAGAACCCACAGGTAGAAGGAGCAGAGGAACAAGATACACAGAGGCACTTGAACATCGCAAAGAATAAGCTTAAGGGTGGCTGGCATGGCGTAGTACACTGTGAGTTAGACGGTGAACGTAGTCAGTACACAGCTTAGTAAGGAGACATAGAATATGAAAATAGTATTGGATGTAGAGAACACTACCAACAAGCGTGATGGTAAGATGCATCTAGATCCGTTTGAACCAGGCAACATACTGGTACAGGTAGGTATGCAAGCTGTTGACGCAGAGGATAGCGTGTGCATAGTCACACTAGATCACGTCGAACAGAAGGATACTACAGGCGCTGGGCGTAGAGAGATACAGAAGGTGTTAGACATGACTACCTTACTGATCATGCACAATGCACAACATGACCTGATGTGGTTGTGGGAGTGCGGCTTTAAGTATGACGGTAAGATCTACGACACTATGCTGGCAGAGTACATACTACTACGCAGTGTTAAGGAACCGCTGAGCCTAGAGGCATGTGCCCAGCGCTATGAATTGGAAGTACAGAAGGATGACACACTAAAGAGATACTTTAAAGAAGGGTACAACACAAATGAAATACCTCTCAATGAGCTTAGCTTTTATCTTAGGTCTGATCTCGGCGCAACTCGTGGGCTGTACCTCAAGCAAGAAGAAAGATATGCCGATCCTGCAAGCGCCTCCCTCCATAACATCAGAGACATTACCTTCAAAACCTGTACCACTCTCACAAGAATGTACATGTCAGGTATCAGGGTGGATCAACCCGCCCTCGAACAAGTTAGACTAGAGTTTGAACAAGAGAAGGCAGACATAGAAGACAGGCTACACAAACAGATCCGTAACCTAATGGGTGATACACCTATCAACATCAATAGCCCAGAGCAAGCCTCGCAGGTTTTGTTTAGCCGTAAGGTTAACGACAAGAAAGAATGGGCTGACCTGTTTGACTACGTTAAGACTACACAAGAGTTCAAGGATGCAGTACAAGCTAACTCTACTAAGATACTGAAGACAAAAGCTTTTACCTGCCCTACATGTGAAGGAGAAGGCAAGACATATAAACTAAAGAAGGATGGAACTAAGTACGCTAGACCTAACAAGTGTAAGGACTGTGACGCTAGAGGGTATCAACTAAAAGAAACAAACGAGATGGCTGGCTTAGGGTTCTCTGCACCTAGCAAGAAGTGGGTCAGTGCTAACGGTTTCAGCACAGGAAAGGACAACTTAGATGCACTTATTGCAACAGCTAAAAACAATCGCATGGAAAGTGCTGCACTATTTCTTGCGGATCTTAAGCGTCTTAGCGCTGTCAGTTCTTATCTTTCTAGCTTCGTTGATGGCATACATACTTATACTAAGCCTGATGGATACCTTCATGTCGGTCTTACCCAACACATAACTGCAACAGGCAGGTTCAGTGGGCGTAACCCTAACATGCAGAACATGCCACGGGGTAACACCTTCCCAGTTAAGAAAGTATTCGTGTCACGCTGGAAGGGTGGCTACATTATGGAAGCTGACTTTGCCCAGCTTGAGTTCAGAACCGCAGCGTTCTTAGCACAAGACAAGGTAGCTATGGAAGAGATCAACACAGGCTTCGACGTACACGCATACACTGCAAAGGTTATTACTGATGCAGGTCAACCTACGGGTAGGCAGGATGCTAAGGCACACACCTTCGCTCCTCTCTTTGGCGCTACTGGGTATGGCAGATCTAAGGCAGAGGCTGCATACTACGAGCACTTCAACGAGAAGTATCAGGGTGTAGCTGCGTGGCACAAGAAGCTAGGTGATGAGGCTATACGGTTACACAAGATCACTAACGTCAGTGGTAGGCAGTATGCTTTCCCTGATGTATCACGTAGAGAGAATGGTTCTCCTACGCACTTCACTATGATAAAGAACTACCCAGTGCAGGGGTTTGCTACTGGGGATGTTGTGCCTCTGGTACTAATTGAGCTAGAGGCTAGACTAGAGAAGCTACAGTCATGTGTAGTCAACAGTGTGCATGACTCAATGGTAGTAGATGTTCACCCTAACGAGAAGGAATATGTACTTGCAACTATAGATACATTAAATAAAGATCTTGACAAACTTATCGAAGAAGCGTATGACATACAGATGAACGTGCCTTTACTATTAGAGGCAAAGATTGGCCCGAATTGGCTTGACACAAAGGACGTTATATAGTATAACTTAGTCTCTTTAACTTAGCTCAGAAAGGATATATAATGAGCACAGAAGTAGCACTATCAGTAGACGGTATGAACTTAGCAGATGCTATGGGGTTCACCGCTACAACAGTACAGGCACAGTCAACATTATGGCGTGTGACTGCTGTAGTTAAGCAAGGCATTGATGGTAAGAAGATCGTCAACACACCTATGTTTAAACTGCGTAAGGGTGACGAGGAAGTGTACACTGAGTCACTTAGTATGCGTTTGTTTGCTGAGCGTCAGCAGTGGACTAAGTGGGATAGCGAAGCTAACACCACACAGAAGACTGTCTTAGCGCAGAACCTCAACAACGACTTGAAGGATACACTAGGTGGGTTTAACTTAGGACGCCCTACTGGTTACGTACAGGACTGGGATGCATTACCTGAGACTACTAAGAATGTAATGCGTAGCGTTAAGCGTACTAAAGTATTCATGGGTATGGTTGGTGCTGCTAATCCTACTAATGAGGATGGTGACAGTGTAGAGTTCAGTGGTGAAGTACCGTTTATCTTTGACGTTAAGAACCCTACAAGTTTGAAGTCTATGAATGCAGCTACAGGTGCACTGATGGGTAAAGGTATCACACCTATTGAGCACACCATTTTGTTAGGCGCTAATCAACAGACTATGCCTAACGGTAACATGTTTGCTGAAGTATCTGCATCACTAGGTGAACGTGTAGGTTTCACTGATGGTGACAACGAAACGTTACGTGACTTCATTGCTTACATTGAGCGTACAAACTCATGGATACTTAGCAAGTGGGATGAACGTAACGTAGCTAACATCTCACCAGAAGACGCAGCTATCGTAGGTAGTATAGTTGAAGTGCAGGACTTTGAATAATGGAACATCCTGCTGAACTGTCAGTACATTCTTTCTTGCGTAAGGCTATAGATGGTAACGCATCTATGTCGCAAGAGATCATCGAAGGTGTGTGTAAAGATATACATGCAGCCCTAGACAAGCAGTTCAACAGTGGCCCACGAGATAAGTTCAAGCTTAGGATGTCCAACGTAGGGCGTCCTAAGTGCCAGCTTTGGTTCGAGAAGAATGATCCTGAGACAGACATCCTTAAGCCAACATCCTTTATGATCAACATGCTCATAGGGGATTTGGTTGAGGCTATCTTCAAAGGACTACTACGGGCTTCTGATGTTACGTTTGAAGACAACGATAAAGTTACCCTTGAACTTGAGGGTGGCGCTGAAGTAAGCGGTGAGTACGACATGGTGTTGGACGGGGCAGTGGATGATGTTAAGAGTGCATCGCCGTGGTCTTACACTAACAAGTTCATTGATGTAGAAACACTGGCAGCAGGTGATAGCTTTGGGTACGTCTCACAGCTTATAGGATACGCACACGCTGCAGGTAAGAACGTTGGTGGATGGTGGGTAGTCAACAAGGGTAATGGTGAGTTCAAGTACGTACCTGCTGCCTCTGTGGACAAGGGTGCTGTACTGGATGACATTCAGCAGACCCATAACTACATCGCTAATGATGAACCGTTTGAGCGTTGCTTCTCTGCTGAACCTGAAACGTATCGGGGTAAGCCTAGTGGTAACATGAAGCTAACTAAGCAGTGTAGTTTCTGTTCACACAAAAAGAAATGCTGGCCAGGATTACAAGCCCTGCCATCTAAAGTATACAAGGGTGGTAAGACGCCACCTACTGTAGAGTATGTGTCACTAAATAAGGAGTATTAATAGATGACCGCAGTTACTATTGACGATAAAGAGTATGAACTTGAGAAGCTAACAGATGAGCAGCGAGAGATCGTTACTCTACTGCAGCAGAACACTGTCATACTAAATCAACTCAGTCACCAGATGGGTTGTGTTCAGGCTGTAGGACAGATGAAGACAGCAGAGCTACGGCAGTCACTAGGTATTGAAGCGCCTGATGCCGCCACTGAAGAAGCGTAAGCATAACTCTAGAAGGTATCGCAGTGGCCTAGAGAAAGAGGTTGCTGCGTACCTAAAGTCTGAGCAGAAAGAAGTCAGGTATGAGTTACTGAAGATAGAATGGGAAGACCTACGCTATCGGACGTACACACCTGACTTCGTTTTAGATAACGGTATCATAATAGAAACCAAAGGAATCTTTGATAGTGATGACAGACGTAAGCACTTAGAGGTACGGAAGCAGCACCCTGAGTTAGACATACGATTTGTTTTCAGTAACGCCAAAGCTAAGCTATACAAGGGAGCTAAGTCTCGCTACTTTGATTGGTGTGATAAGAATGATTTCATGTGGGCACATAGAGTTATACCTGAAGCATGGCTAAAAGAAAAAGGTAAGCCGATCAAGTCAGATCGTATTCCCCTCAAGCATAAAAGGAAAACTTAAATGTCATACAAGATTGAAGGTAACGAGGTAGCGTTCATACTTAAACCACTAGAGTATGACAAGAATGGTGACTGGACAGGAGAACTATCTACAGGTATAGCACTACACCCAGACAACACTCTTAACAAAACAGATCTAGCACAGATGATTAACTTAGTTACTCTGCTAGGGGCTTTCTTAGAGGTGTCACAGTGGGATGATTATGTATACGATACAGTAGAAGCTGAAAGAAATAGACTAATAGACCTTGACATGCAAGAGGAATCTGATATATACGAGGAAGTAGAAGGTACAGGCGGTAAGGTACTACGCCTTACTGCATTCACTAAGACACAGGGTAACGCATGATTAAAGAAGAACCACCTATGACAGGACATGATCCAGTAAACAAACCTGTACATTACAACCAAGCAGGTATTGAATGTATAGATGCAATAGAAGCTATGACAGAGAATATGTCGGGAGCTTTAGCACCGCAAGCAGCTAACGTGTTGAAGTACATGTGGCGCTGTGAGTACAAGAACGGACTAGAAGATATTGATAAAGCCATCTGGTACTTGAACAGACTACGTAAGCGTTGGTTGGAGACACACAAATGAAGGATAAAAGATTCAGTGTTACATTTGTGATGGCGGTAGATAAGAACAATAACATACTATCG